AATCTCTTCAAGGAGAGCAGAAGTGAACGGACTTCAATTGAGAGAACTCTGGATAAGTCAAGCGTTGCAGCTTGTGGACCAGCATAGCAAAACTATCGAGGAGCTTCAAAAAGCGCTAGCGGAGAAGGATAGGCGTATCGCTGAGCTTGAGAAGGCTCCAACAGTTTTAGCGCCCGCTAATTAAAGGAAAACCTACTTGAGGAAGTACGCAGATGCAGTCCTAGGCCCAGTACCCGGTTCGGCCAACAGTCAAGTACAGCCAATCGTTGGGGCCACTGTGCAGATTCTGGGGCACGTCAGCCAGACCAACGCCACCATCTATAGTGACGATGGCGTTACCACCACGCCCAACCCCCTCACCACGGACTCCCAGGGCCGCTATCAGTTTTACGTAGCCAACGGGCGCTATGACATCAAAATCTCCGCCGTGGGCTTCACGACCTTTACACTCACGGATATTGATATTCATGATGAGACCGATGTTACGGTGCCTGGGGAGACTCCACTTGCCGGGAATTTGATATTCACCGGCAACAACTCCCATAGTGGAACGGAGACCTTTACTGGCCCCGTTGTGGGTGTTGCCAGCACTGGTGGTAATAACACTTTTGCGGGTATCAATACCTTCACCGGGGCGGTGATGGCAACGGGGGGAGTGACAGTCAATACGAATCCGTTGGCACTGCCGAACACAACCAGTGCATCGAATGGTGTCATCACGTTCGGCGGTACTCCATTCATTCATGATTTTGGCACAGGAGGAGCCCTCGGCGCTTGGGTTGGTTTAGGGGCGGGGAATTTCACGTTTACGGGCTTTAACAACAATGGATTCGGCTATCACGTGTTGCAGGCCGTTACGTCCGGCTCAGGAAACAACGGATTTGGAACAAACGTGCTGCAGGCTAATACCACTGGAACTAGTAATGATGCTTTTGGTGGTAGCGCACTTGCACTAAATACAACTGGCGGTAGCAATTCGGCTTTTGGTGATGGTGCGCTCGGAGCAAATACTACAGGGAATCAAAATAGCGCGTTCGGTGCTCAGGCAATGGCTGCAAACACCACGGCAATCAACAATACTGCTTTTGGTGTTCAGGCGCTCTCATCACTAGTAGGAGGAACGAACACCAACAGTTCAGCCTTTGGCGTGACAGCGCTCAAGAGCGTGACGACCGGCGCGAACAACAACGGATTTGGCACGGACGCTTTGCGCAACCTACTGACCGGCAGCTTTAACATCGCTATTGGCACATGTTCGGGCTGCGGCGGCGGCTCCGGCGCAAACTATACGGGCGCAGAAAGTAATAATATTAATATTGGTAACACAGGAACGTTAGGCGAGTCAAATGCTATCCATATAGGATTTCCTGGGTCGCATTTAACGGCAACAATAGGAAGTTTGACGCTTCCTATTAATACAATTTCTACACCCTCTAGCTCGACATTCTTACGTGGGGATGGAGTTTGGGCTACCCCGGCCGGTCTTTTTACATCTGTTAATGTCACCCCTGTGACGGTTAGTGCAAATGTGTCAACTGACCAGAACGGCATGGCAATTACAATTACAGCGGGCGCACTCAATGCGGTAAGCCGTACGCTTTTAATCCAGCTTGCAGGTGTTTATTCCACACCAGCTGCATCCACGACGGCACTAACACATAAGCTAAAGTTGTGCACGGTGTCAGGTTGTGGAAGCGGCACGGTGGTGACGCTTGCTTCTTGGACCTCTTCGGCACTCGGCGGGGTGCAGGCAACGAACAACCCGTATAACGTCACGCTCAATTCCTCGACTCAAACAGCAGGAGCGTCAGCGGCGTTCGAGGCACATGGGAATTTAACGATTGACGTTGCGGCATTGGCGTCAGCCGCCGAAGCGGTGTTCGCGGATAACAACACTGCGACCGTAGGCACGATTGATTCGACAGCGCAGCTTTTCTTGCAGCACACGATAGCGTTTTCGGCAGCCAGTGGAAGCAATTCAGCGACTGACCGGCAGATGATTGCGGATACGGTGGACTAATGCCAAATATCCTCTCTCCAGCCGGTCAGGTACAGGGTTGTGTACAGATATATCCCACAGCCCAACAGGTGGTGAATAGTCTGTCCACAGACTTCCAACAGCGAGTGGCTCCTGAGGACCCGATTGTTTTGGACTATATCAATCGTGTTCAGCTAAAGTTACTGCGGATTTCTCGGTGGCAGTTTTTACTGTCTGCTCCGCAGCGGTTTGTAACTCGCCTGGACCGTAGCGACTACTGGATAGGTCCGGTTGGAGCCGGGCCAGTTGACGTGATTGATACAGGCCTAAATATCTCCAACCTTGGACCGATAAAGACTGACACTTTTTTTGACCGAAGCAACTATAGACGTCTAGCCCGGACACGTGAGCAGCTTCTCGGTGGTCAGTATGCCTTTCGGGACGCCAGTAGCAAGAAGGGTCCACCGAGGGTTTTTAGGGTGGCTCCAGACACACCTTGTGTAGTGAATATCTATCCAGCTCCTGACAACCAGAATAATTTTCAGCCCATCCCAGAAGCCCCAGCGTGTAGTACAACTATTGGAGGCTCACTGACCAGTCGTATCTACTTCGTGCGGACAACCTTCGTAGACAGCCTCGGGAATGAGTCGGCGGCCTCGGATGAGGCGCGGATATTTATCCCAGCGAATAGCGTATTGGTGGTGCAGCCACCACAGGAGATACCAATCGCTGCATCTGGGATTGCGTATAACCGATACAACGTATATATCTTCAATGCTGGAAGCAACCTTGCTGTTACGACCGGCGGAGAGACACTAGCTACTCAGTCCGCGCCGCTAAGCTCAAGTAGTGTCTATACGGAGCCAAATACTGGATTCTTGACAGGTGGTCGCTCCTTCCCCACCTCTAACAACGTCGAGATTATGGGGGGCTACCTTATTGAGTTTCGGTACTTCCAGGCCAAGCCACAGGTTGTGGCCCTGAGCAATCCTCTTATTATTCCTGTAGACTATCTAGATGTCCTAATTGCAGGTACCAACTACCATGTCGCACAGTTCTTGAAGGAGCCCGACGCTATTGAGTTTTGGAAGAGTGAGTTTGATGCGGGGGTCACGGCATTAATCCGGGACAAGAACCTTTTTCCAAATCAGCCGAATTTTATTTCTCCGGACTCAGCGTCTCAAACTCAGGGTGTCTCTCAATTTGGCTACGAGACCGAGTTCGAAAATCTCTTCTTTGGTGGGGGTAGTAGCTAGTGGGAGAAATGCAAATAGTTGCGGCGAACGAGCGGGACCGTTACTACTCCTACATGGGGTTGTTCTTTGCGAACCGGCACTCGTTCTATAGTGCCGGGCAGGATTCGTGGACCCTACCGCCTGCTCAGGACCCGGACCTTTTCATTGCGCTTACTAATGTGGAGCCCGTTATCCAGGGGGTGTTACAGCGACGGAGAGGCTATACGCTCTTCACAAATATCTTCAATTTCCCCTCTTCGCACAGCTATAGTTTTCGGTCCGATGGCTTGGGGCTGAGGCGTGTGGTACTCTCCGGGCCTGTCCAGGTAAATGCTACTGATGAGTCTGGAAGTTCTACTGGACTGGGGCTGATATTCTCGCCTGCTTCTGCGTCTCCTGGGTTCTTTGTGCCGCGAATGGTCCTTAGCCGAGATTATGGGTACTTTGCGGATGGCGTTGCGGCAGACTACCAGAAGTGGAACGGAACCGGTGTAGCCAACCCCGGAGCGCTCACCAAGTGGGGTATCGTGGCCGGGGCCTCAATTGCTGCGAACAGCTTCGGACCAAACAACACCGGAACTGGCACAAATAACAATTTGTTCGGGACTACCGCTTGGGTCAATCCCGCCAATATCCAAGGTGCGCCGGATGGTGTCTTTAGCACGCTATCCATCTCGGGAACCAACATATCAAACTATCTGACAGGCACCAACTATGGATTTAGCGTGCCGCTCTCAGCAGGGGCCATTACTGGCATTCAAGTGGCAGTGAAAGGCTTCGGCAGTCTCACCAATCTCCCGCTACAGATTCAACTGGTGAAGGGTGGGACGGGAGTGGGAACGGCCTATGCACTACCCCTACCGACATCCAATGGCTTCGTAACAGTCGGGAGCAATACCAACACCTGGGGAGCTTCGTGGCTAAATACAGATATTAATGCCTCGAACTTCGGCGTGCAGATATACTATAACCAGAACACCGGACAGGGCAACCCCCCAAGTAGCTATAGCATCGACAGCGTACAAGTGACGGTATTTACGTCTGGTGGAAACGGGATTGCCTTCAGTACCAATACCACCACGACCAACGTGGTGTTGCTCAACGGGCGCACCTATTTCTACGCCTTTCAGAACACCGCCACGGGACATACAGGGGCCCTATCGGCAGCCAGTGCCACTACGGGGCCACTACCAGGAAATCAAATTCACCTTAGTAATATTCCAACCTCAACAGACCCCCAAGTGACTACGGTTTTATTGTTGGCTACCGCTGACGGCAACGACCAGACCACGCTGTATCAGCTAGGAACTGTTCCAAATGGCACATCAGTGTTTGATGATACCATTGCGGATAGTGTGCTAATTACGCAGCCGCTTTACCTCAATACGGATGCCTTTGGCACCATACACGGCGTTGTAAACAACAACCCCCCACCGCTCATCAACTTCCCCATCAAGCACAAAGGGCGGATATATGGTGCTGTTGGAAGGGCCCTGTTCTTCTCCAAGAACCTCGATGAGGTGACTACTGCCAACGGCCTTATCACCTCTAAGTGGGAGGAGTCTTGGCCAGCCTCAAACCAGTTTGATATCTCGGAGCAGGCGGAGACTATCCAGGCGCTATTGTCGGATGGAGAGACCTTATGGATAGGTACGGAGAGAGCCGTTCGACGTCTGATTGGAGATAGCCCCTCAAACTTCCAGAAGCCTGAGGTGCAGTTCAACGAGACTGGGGTGCTAAATCAGGATTGCTGGAAGGTGACCTTCTATGAGGGTCAACCAGTTGGCACCATGTGGGTCACTCCGGACCTTCGAGTGATGGCGAGTGACTTCAACACCTATACGGATGTGGGGACGCCGGTTCAAGACATCCTAAACTCCATCAATATCACCGCATCTTCTACTATCCATGCGGCGTTTGTCTCCAAGGGACCTTCAGACTACTATATGCTTTATGTGCCGACAGGCGTCAACACCCAGCCCGACACCTGCTTGGTGTTCAACCTTCGCTCGAAGCGGTGGTTCGTGTGGAAGCCCACAGACCAGGTTACCACGAGCCTGTTTCTGATTGATGCCTCTGGGAATCCCCGCTGGATAATCGGGACCTCCACAAACCCCATCTACGAGTGGACATATAACACCTTCCAGGACCGGATAGGCAATACGCCGGTCTCCTACCCTGTCACTATCCAGACCTCGTGGTTGGACATGGGCGACTACAACATCCGAAAGTTTGTGAACCAGATTATTCCGACGACGGCAGATACCTCTAACCTCACCATTGCGGTGGATGCAGCCTCGAATGAGTTGGACTTTAACACGCCGCTAAATGTGGTGCCAGCGACCACCGTGACACCCGCCGCTATCCCAACGGACGTGTTTGTGCCGCTGGCGAGCGGGCCATCACATAGTCGAGCTTTCCGGTTTACCTTTGTGTCTCCGGCCTCAACCATTCAGAATGTGTTGACTGGGTATTCAATTGAATCAGGTAGCTTCCACAGATATTAAGGAGTTAATAGAATACCTTGCCAGCTAGGCCATCAAATATCACCGGAGTCCAAGACCTCTTAAACGTTATTAACCAGAGCGTACGCGAACTTCACATCCGCATCGACAACCTAAACAAGCAGGTGCCGCAACACCGAATTATCAAGACCTCAGGACTGCTCAACTTTGGGACGATTGGGGCTAACGCAACGGTGGAGAGAAATTTACTAATTGCTGGGGCGGCCCAGAGTGGCTCGGCGTCTGCATCTCCACAG